TTACTTGTCAAAAATGGCTATTGCATCGTGTTTTTTCTGAGTATATAAATGGCTGTAAGTGCCCATCGTTTCAGTGATTTGAGCATGTCTCATAAGTGACTGTAAAACGAAAATATCTACACCATTATTTGCAAGATAAGATGCATAAGAATGTCTTAACGCGTGAATGTTATAATGGGGGAAAGCTTTTTGGAATTTCTTTTGAACATGACTGTAATGTTTGGGAGCCATTCCTCCGAAAATAAAATAACTACGTTCATCAAAATATTTATTTAACTCTTTTTCACGTTGGTGTCGTTCAGTTAACATTGTATTGATGAATTTAGGTAAAGGAACAATATCCTCTGAACTATCTGTTTTTGGTCTCGGATATATAGTTCTATTAGAGATGTCCATTGTTTTATTTATGGATATCTCTTTTTTATATTTATTGTAGTCTGTCCAAACAAGCGCCATAGCTTCGCCAATCCTTAAACCTGTATAAAACATTAATGTAAATAACTCTCTGTAATCTTGATCTTCAATGTCTTTGATTCTTTCTTCAAATTCTTCACGCATCATAAACTTAGGTTTTGGCTTTACACGCGGAATAGGTTTAATTGATATTGTTGGATCTGTACGTAATCCAAAGTATTTTTTAGCATAATTAATTACAACTTTAAAACCTGACCAAATTGTACGAGCAGAATTTGTTGATGCTACATTCTCTATTAGATATTTACGAAACTCTTGGCATTGATTTTGCGTTATCTTATTCATTTTTATGTGCCCGAACTTAGCTTTAAAGTGTTTATGATATTCATTTTGTTTGCGTCGTTTTGTTTTAGGTCTCAAATCGCTATTTTCTAAATAGTGATGAAAAACATAATCAAATGTTTTTGAATCGCTATATCCTTCGTTTACATCATTCAAAAAAATAACCTCTGCACTCTTAGCTTCACGCTTAGTTGAAAAACCGCGTTGCATCTTACGTTTGTTATTACCGTATACATCTTTATATCTAATGGAAAAATACCATTTACCTGTATTATCATCCTTATATACTGGCATTTTGCTTCTCCCTCCTCAAAATTGGCAAAAAATAATAAGGGTAGGCGGGCTACCCGAAATTTAGTACTAGGTACTAAATGTGATATAATAAAATAAAAAGTAGGTGATGTTATGACATTTAAAAACAATCATAATTTCAATGAATTAGTTTTAACGAATGAAGACATTAGAATTTTAAAAAATGTCTTAGAAGATGCAGTCAGTGTTTATGATGAATATTCGGTATGTAATGAAGAATCCGATTTTGCTTACTGTTTATTAAGAGACTTATATACATTAGACAGCTTAGCTATTTCGTCAAATAATGTTTGAATTATCGAATTGTACTCTTCGATTTTAATACCATGCATAATAGAGTTTCTGTGTTCAATAGCAGCTTTGACTGAATGTTTTAAATGTTCTTCTATTAAATCGTTGTTTTCCATTTCGTTTAAAAATGTTCTTATATTCCTCTTGTAATCAGGTGTTTGTTTAATTATATCTTTATCAAACTTGTTCAATATCAGCCTACACATTAGTTCTAGCGCTCTACCTAAAAGTAGTGATGTAGCTAGCCTTTTTTCAGACATAAAGCAATCATAAGCTTCAACTATATGAGTTTCAAAATCCTTGTCATTAACTGTTTCTAATAATTGAGTGTATTTTCTTAAAGAAGCCGGTAAATCATTTGCGTTTTCTAACAAAGAATTAGGTGTTCGATAAATTTTTGTAGATTTATCTGATAAATATAAGTCAGAATGAGTTTCAAAATAATAATGCGCAATTGCATCGTCGTTGTATATACTAGCTAAATCGCTCAAGTTAAACATTTGAAAATCATGTATGACTTTTTCGAAAATGAAAGTACTTTTTATATATTCACTTAACTTCTCGAAAGATCTTTCTGTTCTTTTTAAAACATCATCTACAGAAATATTTATTTTTTTCGCTTGCATGCCTTCTGACCCACCGTGAATATAAATTAAACCTCTGTAAAAACTGATATTCAAATCTGCGTAACTATATTTTATACCGGAATAAAAGGGGAAGTATCCAGTATTTTTATCTATTACATCACCAAAAAATATATCCACTAATTCTTTATATTTTTTGTGAAGTTCATTCATTCTTTTTTCTATATCGTTATATCTCCATAAGTATTGTTTCTCTTCCATCCCTCATCCTCCTCACGCCACATAGGCGCTGTTAATCAATATGATGCAATTTAAAAACTCTCAACGGCTCAAATGTAATAGAATACTCGCCATAGTGAGTTCCAATACCATATATCTTTTTATATTGTTCTATTGCTTCTAATATGTATTCTTCGCTTAATTGTAGATACTCAGACAACTCATACAAGTTACGTACGCCATAATTGTAAGCTTCAACAATTTCACGTAACGGAACAGCTGAGATAAAACCGTGTCGTCTTGCGTAATTTTCGAACTTGCGATTGTTGAAATTTGATTGATCTAAAATGTTGCCATACGTCAACTTATGGTGGGCAAGTTCCTCATATAATACTTCAGCCTTGCGTGTTTCTGACAATTTATTGTCTATAAGCACAATTCCATCTGAATAAAAACCTGCATATCCCTCTGGAAGCTCTACAAAATCTTTTACTTCTATGTGGTCATTTTCAATTAATATTTTTTCATATCTCGACATCAAAACCTTACCCCTTGCTGTTTAATCTTTCTTTTTAAATCTGTCAATTAATCCCATAATATAGTCTACATCTTCTTGTTTTAATTCCCCCTCAAGATGAGCTGCCATAGTTTGATGTTTGTCAGGTTCCATAGCTTTCAGTCCGCTTAATTCATCTAAAGATACATTAAAATAATTTGCTAAAGCACTTGCGTGTTCCATAGAAGGGCTAGTTAGACCTTTTTCCCATCTGTCGATTGATGCTTTTGAAAATTTAACTTCGTATTTTTCATTTAGTCTGGTTGCTAATTCTTGTAAAGACAAGTTTCGAGACTTTCGTAAAGTATTTAAGTTACTAGGGAAATTTGACATTTATTTTACTCCTTAATTTGTATTTTACAAACTTATTATATAAGTTTGTTCTCATTTTTGCAACACATTTCACAAATTTATTTCTCAAAAATGAAATTTATTTGTTGACACCTAAACTAACAGCTTGTATAGTGGTTAGTGTAATCTCATAAATGAGACGAAAGGAGGATGGAAAAGTGAATAAAGTTAGATATCAGAATTTGAGGAACTTCATTGATGAGAGCGAATATACACACAAACAAGTTGCAGATATGATTGGTATGAACCCTGCTAGATTCAGTCAAAAGATAAATAAAAATAAAAGCAACTTTACTATTGATGAAGCTAGTGCAATATGTACTGTTTTAAAAATAAGTATGGATGATTATTTTTTTAATCAAAACGTCTCAAAAATGAAACGTATAAAAGAAAAACAAACAACATAAAGGAGGACACTATGGAACAAATCACATTAACTAAAGAAGAGTTGAAAGAAATTATAGCGAAAGAAGTTAGAGAGGCTATAAACGGCAAGAAACCAATCAGTTCAGGTTCAATTTTCAACAAAGTAAGAATCAGCCATAACGATTTTGATGAAATTAATAAAAAGTTTGCTTATACAGAACGTTTAAGAGGTGCTGACAATCTCGGCTTAGGACATCCATTATCTTTGAAGAAATATCAACACGGAATAGGATGTTATGAAAATTACAAAGCATACGCTAGTGAAATTCACGACCACATTAGAAAACTTACATTATCAGCTTTTGGTGTAACGCTTAATTCTGATTTGAAAGAGAGTGAATACGATGAAGCTAGCAGAATGTATAACATGTTAAAGAACTTCTATTTATATCGTTACCAAAAACGAATTGAAAACTTGTCAATTGAAGATTTCGAATAAAGAAAAAGTCACATCTTAATAGGAGGAAAACAAATGCAAGATTTAAAAAAGATTCATGAAATAGCAGTAAAAATCATCGAACTAGCAGAAAAAGAAAAATGGAGCGAAGAGGAATTACTAACGACAATAGACCTCTTACATCTCCAAAATAAAAACTATTTACCAGAGTTACCTAGTTTAGATACTACGTTATAGAAATGTTGATACATTTTTTCTGTGTTTTCAGCAGTGGTATGCGAATGATGTGTATTATTACTACTCGCTCGCACATTTAAATGTTCTAAGTAACTTTTAGTTAATTCTAAAGCTATTTCTTTATCAGACATACTTATCACCTCCTTAGGTTGATAACAACATTATACACGAAAGGAGCATAAATATTATGCAAGCATTACAAACATTTTGTTTCCAATAAAAAAACACATGCTTTGTCGTGGAAAGCATGTGCTACGGAAATTTTGTTTGATTCTAGTCGCCACGACTAACAGCTCAAGTTTTGCTGGTATCGTCCCCAGCCCTGTAATGAGCTTAGGTGTTCAATCAAAGTCTAGCGTCCTATAAGTTACTACCTTACAGTACGCATACCTTTTTAACGCCTCAGTTGGCGATGGAGCACAACAAACGATGCTCTGAATTTAGATTTACTTATCTATAGAACCACAGGGTGATTTAAAACCTCGCATAAGCAAGGCCATCACCTCCCAGTTTATGTGGGGTTGAGATAAGTATATAACGAAATTCCGTTACAAGCAATAAGGAGTGTTAAGATGCTGAACTTAAAAGAATTGAGAGAAGAAAAGGGGATAACACGCTATCAACTAGCGAAGCTAACAGAATTACAAAACTCGACAATTCGATCTATCGAAACAGAAGTTAAAAACCCCGGTTTCCTCACAGTAAAAAAAATATGCGATGCACTACAAATTGATATCGCTAATGTAAAGGAGAAATAAAATGCAAGCATTACAAACAAAATCGAACATCGGAGAAATGTTCAACATACAAGAAAAAGAAAATGGAGAAATCGCAATAAGTGGTCGAGAACTTCATCAAGCATTAGAAGTTAAGACTGAATATAAGAAGTGGTTTAACAGAATGTCTGAGTATGGTTTTGAAGAAAATATCGATTTTACAAGGGTGACCCAAAAATGTCTTACCCAAGGTGGTTATCAAAATATGACTGACCACGCTCTAACACTAGACACTGCAAAAGAGATTGCAATGATTCAACGTAGTGAACCTGGTAAACGTGCAAGACAATATTTCATCCAAGTTGAGAAAGCATGGAACAGTCCAGAAATGATTATGCAACGTGCATTAAAAATTGCTAACAACACAATCAATCAATTAGAAACAAAGATTGAACGTGATAAACCAAAGATTGTATTTGCAGATGCAGTAGCTACAACCAAGACATCAATTTTAGTTGGAGAGTTAGCAAAGATCATTAAACAAAACGGTATAAACATCGGGCAACGCAGATTGTTTGAGTGGTTACGTCAAAACGGATTTCTTATTAAACGCAAGGGTGTGGATTATAACATGCCTACACAGTACTCAATGGAGCGTGAGTTGTTCGAAATTAAAGAAACATCAATCACACATTCGGACGGTCACACATCAATTAGTAAGACGCCAAAAGTAACAGGCAAAGGACAACAATACTTTGTTAATAAGTTTTTGGGTGAAACACAAACAACTTAATAGGAGGGATTAAAAATGAACGCACTATACAAAACAACCCTCCTCACCACAATGGCAGTTGTGACTTGGAAGGTTTGGAAGATAATTATAAAAATGGTGTGAAACTATTTAAAATCTTTTCTTTTATTCTTTAAATCAAAAGCATTAGCAAGACACGAAGCGACATAGCATACAGCTATTACCGCAGTTGAAAAGAAGTAATTCACGTAATCATCATTAGCAGTCCTGACAAACATATTAACAGCAACACTTTTAGCAACAGTTAATGAAACATCGTGAACAAACGATGAGGAAGGAGCCAAAAAATATTGATTGATAGATTTATAGAATATCTTATCACTTTCTTTGGTATTTACGTCATCTATTGGATGGGCAGAATTGACGGTTTTACCAAGAACAGGGACATCGACAGTATCGACAAAAGACTTTCTCAAATGAGTGCTAACTTTGCGGACTTCATCATCCGGAAAGCTGTTAGAACTTATGAATTCATCAAGAATTTTTTCAGAAAATAAATTAGATTTGAACATTGGATGATTCTTAGTTACTTGATGCATATAGGAAGCCCAATCAGATAATTTAGATTGGTTAATTCTAATGCTATTCATAACATTATTAACGGTCGATTGAATTTCCAGAGCGTTCATAACATACGAATTATTCATAGTATTTGCGGCTTTAGCGTAAGCTTCGACAGGCAATTTAGATAAGATAGCTTGATTTTTCTTTATTAAATCTAACTGTCGTTGAGTGAGATTTATATTATTCATAATTACCACCTCCTTTCACTAGGAGATAACTAAATTATACACAACACAAAAATAAAAAGGAGGAATAGATATGATAAAAAATAGTTTGCAAGCTAAAGAGCTTGCGGTAATTTTATCTGTTTCTAAATCCAAAGCGGGACAAATAATAAGAGAACTGAATAAAGAACTTGAAGACGAAGGGTACATTGCGATACGAGGAAAAATACCCGTCCAATTAGCTAGAAAAAAATTCCCTTATCACGACTTATCAGACGAGAGAATAATGGAGGAGTTGAAAAAAGAAAATGAGTAACATTTATAAAAGCTATCTATTAGCAGTATTATGCTTCACAGTCTTAGCAATTGTGCTTATGCCATTGCTGTACTTCACTACAGCGTGGTCAATTGCAGGATTCGCAAGCATAGCGACATTCATATTTTATAAGGAATACTTTTATGAAGAATAAAAAAACTGCTACTTGCGCCAACAAGTAACAGTGACAAACGATTAACAAAATTAATTCGTGTTCAATATAAAACGAAAAACGGAGGAAGTCAAGGTGTATTACGAAATAGGCGATATTATATGCAAAAATATTCATGTTAACGGATTCGATTTTAAGCTATTCATTTTAAAAGGTCATATGGGCATATCAATACAAGTTAAAGATATGAACAACGTACCAATTAAACATGCTTATGTCGTAGATGAGAATGACTTAGATATGGCATCAGACTTATTCAACCAAGCAATAGATGAATGGATTGAAGAGAACACAGACGAACAGGACAGACTAATTAACTTAGTCATGAAATGGTAGGAGGCATGAAAAGTGAATGAATTACAAGAGAGAGAACTAGAAACATTTGAACAAGACGACCGATTCAAAGTAACAGACTTAGACAGTGCTAACTGGGTCTTTAAGAAACTAGATGCAATCACAACTAAAGAGAATGAAATCAACGAGTTAGCAAATAAAGAAATTGAACGCATAAACGAATGGAAAGATAAAGAAGTAGAAAAATTACAGAGTGGCAAAGAATATTTACAAAGCCTTGTAATTGAATATTTCAGAATACAAAAAGAACAAGATAGCAAATTCAAGTTGAATACACCTTACGGAAAAGTGACAGCCAGAAAAGGTTCAAAAGTCATTCAAGTTAGCAATGAGCAAGAAGTTATTAAACAACTTGAGCAACGAGGTTTTGACAACTATGTAAAGGTAACTAAAAAACTTAGCCAATCAGACATTAAGAAAGATTTCAATGTAACTGAAAACGGCACTTTAATTGACGCAAACGGCGAAGTTTTAGAGGGTGCTAGCATTGTTGAGAAACCAACGTCATACACGGTAAAGGTGGGAGAATAGATGGCCGAACAACTTAATTTGTACCAAAAAATAGCAGATGTTAAAGCGAATATTGCGGGCTTCACAAAAGATACTAAGGGTTATAACTTCTCGTATGTTTCAGGATCTCAAATATTACACAGAATAAGAGAAAAGATGATTGAACATAATTTATTGTTAGTCCCCAATACGTCAAATGAAAATTGGACGACACATACTTTTAAAAACAAAAAAGGTCAAGAAGTGACAGAATTCATAGTTGAAATGGATTTGAATTATACATGGATTAATGCTGATAAACCAGAAGAACAGTATGAAGTAAGTTATCACGCTTACGGTCAACAAAATGATATTTCACAAGCACATGGCACAGCGTTAACTTATGCTGAACGCTATTTCTTAATGAAGTTCTTTAACATTCCAACTGATGAAGATGACGCAGACGCAAAACAAAAACAAGATAAATATTCAACAGTAAGTCAAGAATTTAAAGACATACTAACTAAAGAAGTTAATGATTTTATAGCCATAGCTAAAGAAAGTGGATTCGCGGAAAAATACCAGGAACAAATTAACAAATTAGAAAAAATGAACGTCGAAGCACTGAATAAAAACCAAATCAATGTAACCAGACAACAGATAAAAAAATGGCTTGGAGGAATTGAACAATGAATACAGTAAATTTAATTGGGAACCTAGTGGCAGATCCAGAGTTAAAAGGTCAAAACAACAACGTAGTTAACTTTGTAATCGCAGTACAGAGACCATTCAAAAACAAACAAACTAACGAATATGAAACAGACTTCATTCGTTGTGTTGCATTTGGTAAGACTGCTGAAATCATCGCTAATAACTTTAATAAAGGTAATAAAATTGGCGTTACTGGTTCAATACAAACCGGTAGTTATGAAAATAATCAAGGACAGAAAGTGTTTACTACAGACATCGCAGTCAACAATATAACTTTCGTTGAACGTAAAAACAACGGTCAATCTAACAACCAACAACAGCATAATTCATATAACGCACCACAGAATAGACAGCAATCAAATAATCCATTTGCTAATGCTAATGGTCCTATAGAAATCTCTGACGATGATTTACCTTTCTAGGACGTGATTAAATGGCTCAAATCAAAAACTATATCACTCAAGATGACGGCACAACAACAGTCGTTATCGAGGGTGCCGAGCTAGGAGACAAAGAAACATTATTACTTGATAACGGCTACGAAGTCGAATGTGATTTGCGAATCGAAGACCCATTCAAAATAACAGACAAGCAACGAAGAAAAATATTTGCGCTCTGTAACGACATAGAGAGCCACACAGGCCAACCACGTGACTATATGAGGTATTTGTTCCAAGAATATGTAACGGTTCTGTATGACTATGACAAGAGTATTTCGTTAAGTGACTGTACACGGATGCAAGCGAATCAAATTATCGAGGTAACACTCGATTGGATATTTCACAACGACATACCGCTTAGTTATAAAACAAGCGACTTGCTGAAACAAGATAAATCATTCTTATACTGGTCAACTGTCAACCGCAACTGTGTAATATGCAGAAAGCCTCACGCAGACCTAGCGCATTATGAAGCAGTCGGCAGAGGTATGAACAGAAAGAAGATGAATCACTATGACAAACATGTATTAGCGTTATGTCGCGAACATCATAACCAGCAACATGCGATTGGCGTTAAGTCATTTGATGATAAATATCACTTGCATGACTCGTGGATAAAAGTTGATGAAAGGCTCAATAAAATGTTGAAAGGAGAAAAAAATGACTGATCAACCAAGTTACTACTCAATAATAACAGCAAATGTCAGATACGATAACCGACTTACTGACAGTGAAAAACTACTTTTTGCAGAAATAACGTCTTTAAGTAACAAGTACGGATACTGCACAGCAAGTAATGGTTACTTTGCAACTTTATACAGTGTTGTTAAAGAAACTATATCTCGCAGAATTTCAAACCTTAATAAATTCGGTTATTTAAAAATTGAAATTATCAAAGATGGTAATGAAGTTAAACAAAGAAAGATGTACCCCTTGACGCAATCGTCAATACCTATTGACGCAAAAATCAATACCCCTATTGATAATTCTGTCAATACCCCTATTGACGCAAATGTCAAAGAGAATAATACAAGTATTAATATTACAAGATTAAATAATACAAGTATTAATAATAATAGCGCAACTGACGTTACGCATGAGCAATTTGAAGAATGGTGGAAACTTTACGACAAGAAGAAAGATAAGAAGATATCTTTCACTAAATTCAAATCATGCTTAAAGAAACATTCTTTTGAACAAATCATGCAAGGTACTCGAGAGTATTTAAAAACTATTACAGACAAACAATATCAAAAGTACCCTAAAACGTTCTTAACTAACGAAAGCTATATGAATGATTATAGCGAAGAGATTAAAGAAACTGGCATAGATCAATTGGAACGTATGAAATACGACGAAAGTTATTGGGATTAAGGGGATATTATGAAACCACTATTCAGTGAAAAGATAAATGAAAGCTTGAAAAAATATCAACCTACTCATGTCGAAAAGGGATTGAAATGTGAGAGATGTGGAAGTGAATACGACTTATATAAGTTCGCTCCTACTAAAAAACACCCGGATGGTTACGAGTATAAAGACGGTTGCAAATGTGAAATCTATGAGGAATATAAGCGAAACAAGCAACGGAAGATAAACAACATATTCAATCAATCAAACGTTAATCCGTCTTTAAGAGATGCAACAGTAAACAACTACAAGCCACAAAATGAAAAACAAGTACACGCTAAACAATCAGCAATAGAGTATGTACAGGGTTTCTCTACAAAAGAACCAAAATCATTAATATTTCAAGGTTCATATGGAACTGGTAAAAGCCACCTAGCATACGCTATCGCAAAAGCAGTTAAAGCTAAAGGGCATACAGTTGCTTTTATGCATATACCAATGTTGATGGATCGTATCAAAGCGACATACAACAAAAATGCAGTAGAGACTACAGACGAACTAGTCAAATTACTTAGTGAGATTGATTTACTTGTACTAGATGATATGGGTGTAGAAAACACAGAACACACTATAAATAAACTTTTCAGCATTGTTGATAACAGAGTAGGTAAAAACAACATCTTTACAACTAACTTTAGTGATAAAGAACTAAATCAAAATATGAACTGGCAACGTATAAATTCGAGAATGAAAAAAAGAGCAAGAAAAGTAAGAGTAATCGGAGACGATTTCAGGGAGCGAGATGCGTGGTAATCACAAAACAAAATATAAAAGAAATATTACATTGTAGAGATGTATATGCTCAAAAGATGATTGATTTTGCAAACGGAGACCAAGAGAAACTTAAAAAACTTATTGATGATAAGTTGAAAGAAAAAGAAGAAAGACCCGCAATCGTCGAATATTAAGGAGTGTTAAAAATGCCGAAAGAAAAATATTACTTATACCGAGAAGATGGCACAGAAGATATTAAGGTCATCAAGTATAAAGACAACGTAAATGAGGTTTATTCGCTCACAGGAGCTCATTTCAGCGACGAAAAGAAAATTATGACTGATAGTGACCTAAAACGATTCAAAGGCGCTCACGGTCTTCTATATGAGCAAGAGCTAGGATTACAAGCAACGATATTTGATATTTAGAGGTGGCACAATGAGTAAATACAACGCTAAGAAAGTTGAGTATAAAGGAATTGTATTTGATAGCAAAGTAGAGTGTGAATATTACCAATATTTAGAAAGTAATATGAATGACACTAATTATGATCATATCGAAATACAACCAAAATTTGAATTATTACCAAAATTAGATAAACAACGAAAGATTGAATATATTGCAGACTTTGCGTTATATCTCGATGGCAAACTGATTGAAGTTATCGACATTAAAGGTATGCCAACCGAAGTAGCAAAACTTAAAGCTAAGATTTTCAGACATAAATACAGAAACATAAAACTCAATTGGATATGTAAAGCGCCTAAGTATACAGGTAAAACATGGATTACGTACGAGGAATTAATTAAAGCAAGACGAGAACGCAAAAGAGAAATGAAGTGATCTAATGCAACAACAAGCATATATAAATGCAACGATTGATATAAGGATACCTACAGAAGTTGAATATCAGCATTTTGATGATGTGGATGATGAAAAAGATATGCTAGCAGAGCGTTTAGATAAAAATCCAGATGAGTTATTGAAGTATGACGACATAAAAATAAGACATGCATATATAGAGGTGGAATAAATGAGTATCGTAAAAATTAACGGTAAACCGTATAAATTTACCGAACATGAAAATGAATTGATAAAAAAGAATGGGTTAACTCCAGGAATGGTTGCAAAAAGAGTGCGAGGTGGCTGGGCGTTGTTAGAAGCCTTACATGCACCTTATGGTATGCGCTTAGCTGAGTATAAAGAAATTGTGTTATCCAGAATTATGCAACGAGAGGCTAGAGAACGTGAAATAGCTAGGCAACGACGTAAAGAGGCTGAGCTACGTAAGAAGAAGCCACATTTGTTTAATGTACCACAGAAACATCCAAGAGGACGTTATGCGTGCTACCTGATGGAAAACGACATATTCGTGAAAGTTAAGAAGTAGATCATGACAGATAGCGCACGTAAAGAATACTTAAACCGATTTTTCGGCTCTAAGAGATATCTGTATCAGGATAACGAGCGAGTGGCACATATCCATGTAGTAAACGGCACTTATTACTTTCACGGGCATATCGTACCAGGTTGGCAAGGCGTGAAAAAGACATTTGATACAGCGGAAGAGCTCGAAACATATATAAAGCAACATGGTTTGGGATACGAGGAACAGAAGCAACTAACTTTATTTTAGAGGAGATGGAAATGATGAATAACCGCGAACAAATTGAACAGTCCGTTATAAGTGCTAGTGCGTATAACGGCAATGACACAGAGGGATTACTAAAAGAGATTGAGGACGTGTATAAGAAAGCACAAGCGTTTGATGAAATACTTGAGGGTTTACCTAATGCTATGCAAGATGCACTCAAAGAAGATATTTATCTTGATGAAGCAGTAGGGATTATGACGGGTCAAGTTGTCTATAAATATGAGGAGGAACAGGAAAATGAGCATTAGTGTAGGAGATAAAGTATATAACCATGAAACAAACGAAAGTCTAGAGATTGTGCAATTGGTCGGAGATATTAGAGATACACATTATAAACTGTCCGATGATTCAGTTATTAGCATTATAGATTTTATTACTAAACCAATTTATCTAATTAAGGGGGACGAGTGAGTGGAATGGAAACGATTAAAAAATGTGGTGCCGCACCCAGTTATCAAAAATAAAAACTTAAAGTCGGTATACGTAACAAAAGATAATGTGAAAGAGGTTCAAAAAGAATTAGGTTTCTTTGAAATTTTTAGTGAAGAAGTGTTATTAACTTGATTTTTATCATTTCAAAGGATGCCTATTTACATTATTTGGATTAATCCTAAATCTCATAAGACGCATAGATATTACTTTGCTAACGAGCATGAGATTGAAAGATATTTTGAATTTTTGGAGGACGAGTAAATGCTTGAAATCATCGACCAACGTGATGCATTGCTAGAAGAAAAGTATTTAAACGACGACTGGTGGTACGAGTTAGATTATTGGTTGAATAAACGCAAGTCAGAAAATGAACAGATTGATATTGATAGAGTGCTTAAATTTATTGAGGAATTAAAACGATAGGAGATAACGAATAAATGAATAATTTAACAGTAGATCAATTACAAGAGTTATTACAAATACAAAAGGAGTTCGACGATAGAATACCTACACTTAATTTACAGGATAGCAAGATTGCATATGTAGTTGAATTCTTTGAATGGTTTAATACATTGGAAACGTTTAAGAACTGGAAGAAGAAACCAGGTAAGCCGTTAGATGTTCAGTTAGATGAACTAGCGGACATGTTGGCATTTGGATTGAGTATTGCGAATCAACAAGCAGAAAAAATTGAAGAAATTCTAGACTATGTAGAAGAGGGAGATTTTAACTACTATATAGAAAATGTTGAAATTGATTTCAATGACAGTTGTGTAGTGGATGATTTCATGTTTGACATTGATGAGCTCTATACTGGTTGGTATATTCATACTTCATTTTTACCATTTGCTATTGCTATTGAATACTATTCTATCGACCAACTCATTGACGCATACAAAAAGAAAATGAAAAGGAACCACAAAAGACAAGATGGAACAGCAGACGCAGGGAAAGGATACGTGTAAAGACATCTTAGATCGAGTCAAGGAGGTTTTGGGGAAGTGACGCAATACTTAGTCACAACATTCAAAGATTCAACAGGACAACCACATGAACATTTTACTGCTGCTAGAGATAATCAGACGTTTACAGTTGTTGAAGCAGAGAGTAAAGAAGAAGCGAAAGAGAAGTACGAGGCACAAGTTAAAAGAGGTGCAGTTATTAAAGTGAGTCAGTTGTTTGAAAATATAAGGGAGTGTGGGAAATGACGGAAGTTAAAATTAAAACTATTTCAGGCGGAGTTTATTTTGTAAAAACGGCTGAACCTTTTGAAAAATATGTTGAAAGAATGACGAGTTTTAACGGTTATATTTACGCAAGTACTATAATCAAGAAACCAACGTATATTAAAACAGATACGATTGAATCAATCACACTTATTGAGGAGCGTGGGAAATGAATCAGCTGAGAATTTTATTACATGACGGTAGTAGTTTGATATTACATGAAGATGAATTATTTAACGAAATAGTATTTGTTTTGGACAATTTTAGAAATGATGATGACTATTTAACGATAGAAAAAGATTATGGCAGAGAACTTGTATTGAACAAAGGTTATATAGTTGGGATTAATGTTGAGGAGGCAGATGATGATTAACATACCTAAAATGAAATTCCCGAAAAAGTACACTGAAATAATCAAAAAATATAAAAATAAAACACCTGAAGAAAAAGCTAAGATTGAAGATGATTTCATTAAAGAAATTAATGATAAAGACAGTGAATTTTACAGTCCTATGATGGCTAATATGAATGAACATGAACTAAGGGCTATGTTAAGAATGATGCCTAGTTTAATTGATACTGGAGATGACAATGATGATTAAAAAACTTAAAAATATGGATTGGTTCGATATCTTTATTGCTGGAATACTGCGATTATTCGGCGTAATCGCACTGATGCTTGTTGTCATATCGCCTATCTATACAGTGGCTAGTTACCAAAACAAAGAAGTACATCAAGGGACAATTACAGATAAATATAACAAGAGACAAGATAAAGAAGACAAGTTCTATATTGTATTAGACAACAAACAAGTCATTGAAAACTCCGACTTATTATTCAAAAAGAAATTTGATAGCGCAGACATACAAGCTAGGTTAAAAGTAGGCGACAAAGTAGAAGTTAAAACGATTGGTTATAGAATACACTTTTTAAATTTATATCCAGTCTTATACGAAGTAAAGAAGGTAGATAAACAATGATTAAACAAATACTAAGACTATTATTCTTACTAGTGATGTATGAGCTAGGTAAGTATGTAACTGAGCAAGTATATATTATGATGACGGCTAATGATGATGTAGAGGCGCCGAGTGACTTCGCAAAGTTGAGCGATCAGTGTGATTTGATGAGGGCGGAGGTGTCAGAGTAGATGTATAGCAAAGAGTCAATTGTTAATATGATAGGCACACATAAAATGAAGTGTAATGTGTTAGCTGATGTAATACCGGAATATGATAGCAATTCAATCGCACAGTATGGTATACAAGCGACGTTACCGAAACCACAAGGGGAAAACTCGAGTAAAGTAGAAGATGTTGTTGTGAGGCTCGAGAGAGCAAATAAAAGATATGCACAGATATTAAAAGAGGTTGAGTTTATAAATCAATCACAACAGAGATTGGGACACGTTGACTTTTGTTTCTTAGAGTTGTTAAAGAAAGGTTATAACAGGGATGCGATTATCAAGAAGATGCCTAACTCTAAATTAAACAGAAATAACTTTCTAGCACGCCGTGATGAATTAGCAGAAAAGATTTATCTACTACAGTGACGAAAATGACAAAAATGACAGAAATGACGAAAATGACACTATTTTTAAACTGTGAATTAATTTTATATAATTGATTTGTAAGAATTATCTTAAGACGTGGGGTAATAGCCACATTAGATGTTCTCATCGATGTGATTGAGAAGTGACAAACATATAAAAGATGATATGTTACGCTATTAATCACCTACTACCTGCCTATATGGTGGGTAGTTTAATTCTTGCATTTTGAGTCATAACTATTTCCCTCCTTTCACATTTATTGAACGTAGCTCCTGCACAAGATGTGGGGGCATTTTTGTATTTATGATATATTTGTATTGTGACAAATATAAACAAAGGATGAGGAAAAATGACGATTTATAAAGGTAAGAGTTTAACGATTAACAATAAAACGTATTCAAAAAATGTTGAATTAGAAGTTGTAGAAAATCAAATCAATATTATCATTGATGATATTTCTATTGATAAGGATTTCGATGACATTGATGAGGTGGCGTTTATAAAACTTGTTAAAGATAACGATGAAATTGTAAACATATTACCAGGAAAGACTATTGGAAAAAACATGGTTATCACTGAAGTTTGCAAAATCTTAAATCAAGAATTGCACATTAAATTAGTTAAAAGTGATTTTAGGGCTACGGATCATTTTAAAAAATAAGTAGTTTAAAGACTCGGTTATTCGGGTCTTTTTTATATTTAAAATAACTAGAGTAATTAACGTAAAGGCGTGTGATACAGTGAAAACAATTGATTAAATTAACACCGAAGCAAGAAAAGTTTGTATTGGGACTCATCGAGGGCAAGAGCCAACGCAAAGCTTATATTGACGCAGGATATTCGACCAAAGGCAAGAGCGAAAAGGATATCGATGTATTAGCTAGCCGTGTAGCTAAAAACGGCAAGGTTTGTACAAGGTACGAAGAATTACGTCAAGAAGTAGCTGAGCAATCAAAATGGACACGCCAAAAGGCTTTTGAAGAGTATGAGTGGTTAAAGAATACAGCGAAGAACGATATTGAAGTAGAGGGAGTAAAGAAAGCGACAGCTGATGCATTCCTCGCTAGTTTGGACGGCATGAATAGAATGACGTTAGGAAATGAAGTGCTGACTAACAAAAAGATTGAAACTGAAATTAAGATGCTTGAGAAAAAAATCGACCAGATGGATAAAACAGAAAACAATTCACAAGAAGCAGAAGTTGCTAAAGCACTTATTAAGTTAGCGGGTGTTAATAATGATTAATGAAATGTTAAACCCGAAACAACAAGAAGTCTGGAACTGCTTTATAAACGATAAACCCAAAGTGTTAATAGCGAGTGGTGCAAAAAGGGCAGGTAAAACATATGTGTTTATCCTACTTTTTTTAATGCATATAGCTACTTATAAAGACAAGGGGCTTAACTTCATTATTGGAGGAGCAACACAAGCATCTATAAGACGTAATATACTAGATGATATGGAGTTAATACTAGGTAGAGAGTTAACACTCGACAAATCTAACGCAGTCAAAATATTCGGTAATAAAGTGTATGTATTCGACGGACAAAACTCGGATGCATGGAAAAAAGCGCGTGGTTTTACTTCAGCAGGTGCTTTTTTAAACGAGGGAACAGCATTACACAATATGTTTATTAAAGAAGTGTTCTCGCGTTGTAGTTACAAAGGCGCGAGAATATTAATTGATACAAATCCCGAAAACCCAATGCATCCAGTTAAAAAAGATTACATTGATAAGAGTGGACAACGGTTATCGAATGGAAGACTAAATATCAAAGCATTTCAATTTACTTTGTTCGACAATACATTTTTAGATGAAGAATATATTGAATCGATTATAGCGAGTACACCAACAGGAATGTTCACAGATCGTGACATTTATGGTAAGTGGGTTTCTGCTGAGGGTGTTGTATATAAAGATTTCAAAGAAAAAGTTCATTACATCACAGAAGAAGAATTTAAAACTAAACAAATAAAAAGGAAATATGCAGGCGTCGACTGGGGATATGAGCATTATGGTTCTATTATGGTTGTAGCGGAAGACTTCGACGGAAACAAGTACGTTATTGAAGAACACGCACACAGACATAAAGAAATAGATGACTGGGTAGCTATTGCAAAAGGAGTTATAAAAAGGCATGGCGATATTCTTTTTTATTGTGATACAGCTAGACCTGAACATATTGAACGATTTAGAAGAGAGAAGATAAAAGCAAGATATGCTGACAAAGCTGTTATTGCTGGCATTGAAGTTATTTCTAGGTTATTCAAGTTAAATAAAATATTCATTATCAAAGAAAAAGTTAGTTTGTTTAAAGAAGAAATATACAACTACGTTTGGAAAGATAATGCAGACGAACCAGTTAAATTAAACGATGACACATTAGATGCGTTAAGATATGCAGTTTATACAGCTAATAAGCCAAGTGGCACAGGCTTTAATTAAAGGAGGTAATATTTTGTACCCTAGCCAACCAACACAAACAGAAATATTTGATGATATTGTGAGGACTAACAATAAGCCAGAAACACTGGAAGAAATGATTGTCAGATATATAAAACAACATTTAGAAAAGTTACCTAAAATCTCAATAGGTCAAGAATATTATGAGCAACGACCTGATATTGTAAAGGAACCTAAGCCGGTTGATGCTACAGGAGCAGTTGACCCATTGAAACCAGATGACAGAATGATTACCAACTTCCATGCTAACCTAGTAGATCAAAAGGTTTCTTATATTGTAGGTAAGCCTATCGCTTTTAAACATACAGATGATGAAGTAGTTAAACGTATTGATGAAGTTTTAGGCAATAGATTCGATGATAAGTTACACAGTGTACTAACAGGAGCTAGCAATAAAGGTATTGAATGGTTGCATCCTTACCTTGATGAAGATGGAGAATTCAAGTTATTTAGAGTACCAGCAGAACAAGGTATTCCTATATGGACTGATAAAGAGCACGAAGAATTAGAGGCGTTTATCAGGATGTATAAATTGGAAAATGAAACTAAAGTTGAATACTGGGATAAAATAACGGTTAATTACTACGTTTATGAAAATGGCTCGCTTATTCCGGATTACTCTAACAATTTGGAGAATTCAAAAACGCATTTTAGTACAGGGTCGTGGGGTAAGATTCCATTTATTCCATTCAAAAATAATGACTTAGAAATGTCAGATATATTTATGTATAAAACATTGATTGATGCGTATAACAGGCGATTATCTGATTTATCCAATACTTTTAAAGATTCAAACGAATTAACGTATGTATTAAAGAACTACGATGACCAAGAATTGCCAGAATTTAAACGTTTACTACGTTATTACGGGGCGATAAAAGTATCAGATAACGGGGGTGTCGACACAATACAGGTAGAAGTACCAGTTGAAAACAGTAAGAAGTATTTAGATGAGTTATACCAAAAAATAATGTTGTTTGGTCAAGCGGTTGACTTTAGTTCTGATAAATTCGGTTCGGCTCCAAGTGGGGTTGCGTTAGAGTTTCTATATACTAACTTAAACTTGAAAGCAGATAAGTTAGCGCGTAAAGCTAAAGTTGCTATACAGGAGTTACTTTGGTTTGTGTTTGAGCACTTCGACATCAAAGGAGAACATAAAGATGTCGATATTAGTTTCAACTACAACAAAGTAGCGAACACAGAATTACAAGTACAAACGGCTCAGCAATCTATGGGGATTGTAAGCCATGAAACTGTACTGGAAAATCACCCGTTTGTCGAAGATTTACAAGCAGAACTCGAACGAATAGAACAAGAACAAATGGAGTACAACAAGCAACTGCCTAATTTAGATAACGGAGGTGCTGACGGTGCCCAACAACAAGAAAGGTCTAACGATAAAGAATCAGAATGATATTGATGAATATATCGACAGTTTAATCTCTAAAGCTGAGAAGCCGATAGAACAACTATTTGCTAATCGACTTAAAGATATAAAACAAATCATCGCAGATATGTTCGAGAAGTATCAAAGTGATGACGTGTATGTTACATGGACTGAATTCAATAAATATAACAGGCTCAATAAGGAGTTAACTCGTATAGGCACAATGTTGACTGATGACTACAGGCAAGTAGCTAAGATGATTCAGAAGTCGCAGGAAGACGCTTATATAGAAAAGTTCCTTATGAGCCTTTATTTATATGAGACGGCGAGTCAAACATCTATTCAATTTGATGTTCCTAGCAAAGAAGTTATCACATCAGCTATCGAACAACCTATTGAGTTCATTCGATTAGTACCGACGCTACAGAAGCATCGTGATGAAGTACTGAAAAAGATACGCTTACATATCACACAAGGCATTATGAGCGGAGAGGGCTACTCTAAGATAGCGAAAGCAATCCGTGATGATATTGGCATGTCTAAAGCTCAATCGTTGCGTGTAGCTCGTACAGAAGCGGGAAGAGCAATGTCTCAAGCTGGACTTGATAGTGCATTGGTAGCTCAAAAGAACGGCTTACAGATGTATAAGTATTGGCAAGCCACTAAAGATACACGTACAAGAGACACACACAGGCATCTAGACGGTGCTAAAAAGAAAATAGACGAACCGTTCAAGTCGAGTGGTTGCGTTGGACAGGCACCTAAGTTGTTTGTTGGTGTGAATAGTGCAAAAGAAAACATCAACTGTCGTTGTAAGCTTATGTATTACATTGATGAAGATGATTTGCCTAGTACAATAAGAGTACGAAAAGATGATGGCACAACCGAAGTAATACCACAAATGACTTATCGTGAGTGGGAGAAATATAAACGAAAAAGAAAGTAGTTTACTACTCGACCTTAGCATGTCGTTAAACTGCTTCTTTTTATACCAAAATTCTTCGTGGCGTTGCACGTAAAACTCGTAAAAAGGAGTAGTTTAAATGGATTTATACACGTTGTTAGGACAATTTAAAGACGGAGAAATCGACAAGCAGAAAGTAATTGATGCGATTGACGAATCAAAATCGGGAATGGTACCACGTTCGAGATTGAACGACAAGAATACCGAAATTGAAGAGTTAAAAGAAGAGATTTCTAAACGTGATGAACAAATTGTCAAATTGCAAGACTCTGTTAAAGATGATAGCGAGATTCAAAAAGAACTCGAAGAATTAAAGAATCAAAATTCAGAGTGGGAGACAAAGTATAAAGAAACACAACTTAATAACGCAGTTAAGTTAGCGGTTGCTAAAGAAGCAAATGACGCTAACGACATTCTAGCATTCATCAATAAAGATGAACTGGAATTAGCAGATGACGGCACTGTAAAAGGTTTGGACAAAGCGGTTGAAACGCTTAAAGAGTCTAAACCTTATTTATTTGCGTCGTCTAAGCCTACGGGTAATAGCCCGCAACAAGGCGACAACCCTACAGGGAAACCAACAAAAGAAGATTTCAAAAAGATGACTTACACAGAACAAGTCGAGCTATTAAATAGCGACCCTGACTTGTATCGTGAATTATCAAATTAAAAAGGAGAGTCTTAAATGACACAAACTAAAAAAGCTAATTTAATTAACCCTGAAGTTTTGGCAAATGTAGTAAGTGCGCAAATGCAAAACGCAATTCGCTTCACTCCATATGCAGTTACTGATGACACATTGGTAGGGCAACCAGGGGACACAATTACACGACCTAAATATGCGTACATTGGGGCTGCAGAAGACTTACAAGAAGGCGTTGCAATGGATACAACGCAAATGAGCATGACTACTACTAAAGTTACTGTTAAAGAAACTGGTAAGGCTGTTGAAGTAACTCAAACCGCTATTATCACAAATGTTAACGGTACTTTACAAGAAGCATCTCGCCAATTAGCGATGTCTTTAGCTGACAAAGTTGAAATTGACTATATCGCCGAATTAAATAAATCAAAACAAACTGCTACAGTTTCTGCTGATGCTACAGGTATTTTAGATGCAATTGAAGCATTTAATTCTGAAAACGATGAGGATTACGTTTTATACGTTAACCCAAAAGATTATAATAAGTTGGTTAAATCATTATTTAAAGTCGGCGGAAATGTGCAAGATCGTGCAATTTCAAAAGGCGATTTAGTTGAAATTGTAGGCGTATCAGACATTGTTAAGTCTAAACGTGTTTCAGAAAACACAGCGTTCTTACAACGTTATGGCGCGATGGAAATTGTTAACAAAAAGAAACCGGAAGCTTATACAGACTTTGACATTCTTAAACGTACACACCTTTTATCTACGAACTATCACTATAGCGTTAACTTAAAAGATGAAACAGGTGTAGTTAAAGTGACGTTTAAACCTGCTGGAAGCTTAGAAATGTAATAGGAGGTAGTGACGTATGTATAAAGTAATCGAACGTTTTGAAGATGCACAAGACAACGGACATGAATATCAAGTGGGAGACATTTACCCGCGTGATGGATTAGAAGTGTCAGAAGAACGATTCACTGAATTATCTACAACAAACAACCGCCGTAATTTAATTGCTATTAAACTTTTTGAAGACAAGCAAGTAGAACAGTCTGAGGCGAGCGCTGACGAGCAAAAAAGTTTATCTGATATGAAAGTAGCAGAATTAAAAGAACTTGCTAAAAAGCGTGAAATTAAAGGTTATAGCGATATGAAAAAAGATGAGCTTATCAAAGCTTTAGAGGGTGTTAAGTAATGGACGCAAAAGACGTCAAAATGATTAATGGGCTTTCACTCAATGATTCGTCTAACGATGAGCAAATCGAATATCTTATTGAAGAATATAAAAGTGTTGCAGAAGATTATTGTAATCAGAAGTTTGATGACAAAGAAGTGCCGTCGGGTGTTAAGAAGTTTATTGCTGAATGTATCAAGTTTGGTACAACTGGCAATATCTCAGCACGCACGATGGGCACTGTGAGTTATACCTATGTAACTGACATACCTAGTAGTGCTTATGCTTATCTAATGCCTTATCGCAAGTTAAGTTGGGGTAAGCGATATGTTTAATCCGTTCGATGAGTTTCCGCACACAATTGAAATTGGAGAGGTTGAAGTTGCAGGAACATTTCCTAAAGAATACGAGCGTTTTAAAAGTAACGAAACAATTAAAGGATTTATGGATACGCCTACATCAAGCGAGACACTCAAATTTCATCAAATGAGCAAAGACTTCGACCGTAACCTATATACGCCGTATCACATACCAATAACAAACAAAACTTTATTTAATTACGAGGGTAAAACGTACGAAGTTGTAGGCGAACCGGTCGACCAAGGCGGACAACATGAAATCAATTTAACTAGATTGAGGATGCGATCTATTGGCAAAGGTTAAGTATGGTAATTGGGACTTAGTAAAAGAGTTGGAAAATTACGAGCGAGACACGGAGCGATGGGTCAAACGAGGTATAGCAAAGACTACTGCTAAGATTCACAATACAATCATTTCATTAATGCCAGTTGATACCGGATATCTTAGAGAAAGTGTAACAATGGACTTTAAAGACGGCGGTTTTACTGGTGTTATTAATATTGGTAGTGAATACGCAATATATGTCAATTATGGTACTGGTATATATGCAACAGGCGCTGGAGGTAGTAGAGCGAAAAAGATACCGTGGTCATACAAGGATGCAAACGGTAAGTGGCACACTACTAAAGGACAACATGCTCAACCTTTTTGGGAGCCGGCAATAGACGCTGGGCGAGCATTCTTTAATAAGTATTTTTCGTGAGGTGGTTAAGATATGTGGGTATCAGTTGAACGGTACTTATTTAACAAAGTATATAACAAATTAAAAAGTAACCCTATTATCCAAAAACAATTGGACAGTAGGGTTTTTGATTGCGTTCAAAAAGACGCTGTTTACCCATATATCGTTGTGGGTGAAACAAACGTCACTAACAAAGAAACGACCACGAGCATGGTCGAAGATGTCGGCATCACATTGCATGTTTATAGTCAAGCGCGTAATAGAGATGAGGCATCACAAATAATTCAATTTTTAGGCTTCGTTTTAAATAACGAAATCGAAATTGATTATTATTCATTCATTAAAAGTCGGATTGATACACAAGAGGTGATTACTGACATAGATCAGTACACTAAACACGGTATCATTCGGCTTGTTTTTAAATACAGACATAACACATTACAAAGGAGTGTAACGAATGGCGCAGGATAAATATATTGTCGCTCTCCAAATCGCTGATAAGGATTTAGCTAAGAAGCTAACTATCGAAGAAGCAACGCTTTTAGGTAGTTTAGCAGAGGGTGGACACACTATCAGTAATGACCTTGCTGAAATCATTCAAGGCGGTAAGAAAGATTATAGCCGTAACTCTGTCGAAGAAGAAATCAAGTTGACGCTTGATGTCGTTCCAGGAGATAAAGGTCAATTAGCATTAAAAGAATCAGTTAAACAATTCAAACAGTTACGTGTTTGGATTTGGGAAACTAAAAAACGCGATGGCAAACATCACGGTGTATTCGCGTATGTAGTTATCGAAGAGCACGAATGGTCATTTGATGATGAAGATAACAAAATCGAAATCACAGCGAAAGTTAAGTTCAATAGTGCAGACGGTACAATCAACGATTTACCAAAAGAATGGCTTAACCCTAGCGCATTGGCTCCAGTTGTTGAATTCGAAGACATGAACGCTTACGAAGATAGTTATGAAAACCGAACTAAAAAAACAACTGCTGGCAGTAGCGATTTAAGTATGTAATTAACGAGGGCATAAGCCCTCTATTTTTTTGTACAAAATAACGATAAACGAGGTATTTAATATGACTGAAACAACTTTTAATCCAATTACATCATTAACAATTAACAACGAAGAAATTAAAGCAAAAGCAACATTTATGTTCGATAAAACTGCTAAAAAATTTGCAACTGAACAAGAAGATAACAAAGGTAGAAAACAAACGATTTCAGGATTTACTAATGTTTATAACGCTTTATTAGAACGTGACACAGTGGCAATTGTAGACTTTTGGGAATGCGCAACAGCTTATCTAGGTAAAAGCGCACCTAAAAGAGAAGATATTGAAGTGGAAATCATGGAAATCATCGAAAGAGAAAACGACACGTTGAACCTTTTACAAGGTGCGTTGGACGTAATGAATAATAGCGGTTTTTTCAAGCAGAAATCACGTCTATTCTGGACACAGATGAACCAAGCGCCATCGTTAGCCAAAGAAGACGAGAAAGAGGGCGCGAAAGCTGGTATCGAGATGATGAAGAACAACTACAAAGAAATCATGACCGTAGCACCTTATTAGACTATTCGGAAATAAGGCAGATGACAAGTCGTTACATAGGTTATATGAGTAATGACGAGCTAATGAGCATGCTACCTGCCGAATGGAATGACTGGATTATTGGCGCTAGACAAGCATTGATTGACCAAAGGGACATTGCATTGTACGGCGCTCAATATAATGCAGTTGCTCAAGCTGGTAAATCACTAAAACGTTTTGTTAGGCAGAACGAAAGAGAACATTATATTATTCGTGGTCAAGAAAACGAGTACGAAAGAATGAAACAGCGTGAGTTAGCTAAAAACAAACGTAAAAGAGAAATACAAAAACAGGGTACTCGCAAGTTCCTGAACAGCTTAAAAACAAGTCATAAAGGAGGTTAGGCATGGAAAAGAATTTTCTAGCTCGTATTACAGCTATAATCAGCGATTTTAAAAGGAATATGAGAACTGCTCAACGTATGGCTAAGACTGATATACCGGACGAAATCAAGACAGAAGTTACAGCTAACATAAGAGACTACCAAAGAGAACTAACACGAGCTAAATCGATGGCTCAGCGATGGCGAGAACATAAAGTTAATATCGATGCAGACGCTAGCAAAGTAAAACAAGTCATATCGTTTGTTAAAGCAGAACTATCGAATATCAGACGTAAAAAAGTTGAAATTGATGGCGACGCTAGCGGATTAAAAAGAAACGTTGCGACTTCTAAAGCAATGTTAGCTGATTGGCGCAAACACACTGTTAAATTAGATTTTGATACAACTGGAATGACGAAAATGCAAGTAGCGTTGACTGCTGGTAAAAGAGCGTTAGATCAGTATCAATCAACAATGGATGGCATCGCATCAAATATTAGAACTTTCGGTACTATCTTTGCACAACAAGTCAAAGGTTTAATGATTGCTAGTATACAAGCGTTAATACCAGTAATTGCTGGATTAGTTCCGGCTATTATGGCGGTACTTAATGCCGTTGGTGTATTAGGTGGTGGCGTCATTGGGCTAGCTGGTGCATTCTCTGTAGCTGGTGTTGGAGCGGTTGGCTTCGGTGCAATGGCTATTACTGCACTAAAAATGGTAAAAGATGGAACATTAGCAGTAACGAAAGAAGTACAAAACTTTAGAGATGCTAGCGATCAACTAAAAACTACATGGCAAGGCATTGTAAAAGAGAATCAAGCAAGTATCTTTAATGCGATGTCAGCGGGTATCAGAGGCGTTACAAGTGCAATGTCGCAATTAAAACCTTTCTTATCTGAAGTATCTATGCTGGTAGAAGGGAACGCGCGCAAGTTTGAGGATTGGGTTAAACATTCTGAAACGGCTAAGAAAGCATTTGAAGCATTAAATAGCATAGGTGGCGCAATCTTCGGAGATTTATTGAACGCCGCAGGACGATTTGGCGACGGATTAGTTAACATTTTCACTCAATTAATGCCGTTGTTCAAATTTGTGTCTCAAGGATTACAGAACATGTCTATAGCTTTCCAAAATTGGGCTAATAGTGTAGCTGGTCAGAATGCTATTAAAGCGTTTATTGACTACACTACCACTAACTTACCTAAGATTGGACAGATATTTGGTAATGTATTTGCTGGTATTGGTAATTTAATGATTGCTTTTGCTCAAAACAGTTCTAATATTTTTGATTGGTTGGTTAAATTAACTTCTCAATTTAGAGCTTGGTCAGAACAAGTAGGACAATCACAAGGATTTAAAGACTTTATCAGCTACGTTCAAGAGAATGGTCCTACTATTATGCAATTAATCGGCAACATCATAAAAGCATTAGTAGCATTTGGCACTGCAATGGCACCTATAGCTAGTAAATTGTTAGACTTTATAACTAATCTAGCTGGTTTTATCGCTAAGCTATTCGAGACACACCCAGCTATAGCACAAGTTGCTGGTGTTATGGGTATTTTAGGTGGTGTATTTTGGGCTTTAATGGCTCCGATTGTTGCTATAAGTAGTGTGCTTACAAATGTGTTTGGTTTGAGCTTGTTCGGCGTCATCAAACAGATTTTAAGCTTCGTTAGAACATCAAGTCTAGTTACTGGAGCTATGCAATTGTTAATGGGTGTTTTCGGTTCGATTTCAGCGCCTATTTTAGCGGTAATTGCAGTAATTGGCGCATTCATTGGTGTCCTAGTTTATTTATGGAAAACAAACGAGAATTTCAGAAACACTATTACTGAAGCGTGGAACGGTGTTAAAACGGCGGTTTCTGGTGCGATTCAAGGTGTGGTTGGCTGGTTAACTGAATTGTGGAGCAAAATTCAATCAACATTACAACCGATAATGCCTATATTGCAAGTATTAGGACAAATATTCATGCAAGTCTTAGGTGTTTTAGTAATAGGTATCATTACAAACGTTATGAATATCATACAAGGTTTGTGGACGTTAATTACAATTGCGTTCCAAGCCATAGGAACAGTAATATCTGTAGCAGTCCAAATCATAGTAGGTTTATTCACTGCTTTAATTCAGTTGCTTACTGGCGACTTCTCAGGTGCTTGGGAGACAATCAAAACAACGATTACAAATGTACTTGATACGATTTGGCAATACATGCAATCAGTTTGGGAGTCAATTATCGGCTTTTTAACTGGCGTAATGAATCGAACACTTTCTATGTTTGGTACAAGTTGGTCACAGATATGGAGTACAATCACTAATTTTGTTAGCAGTATTTGGAACACTGTTACAAGTTGGTTCAGTCGAGTGGCTTCGAGTGTAGCTGAAAAAATGGGGCAAGCACTAAACTTTATTATCACAAAAGGTTCCGAATGGGTTTCTAATATTTGGAACACTGTTACAAGTTTTGCAAGTAAAGTAGCTGATGGATTTAAAAGAGTTGTCTCAAATGTAGGTGACGGCATGAAAAACGCGCTTGATAAGATTAAAAGCTTTTTCGGCGATTTTTTAAATGCCGGAGCAGAATTAATAGGCAAAGTAGCTGAGGGTGTAGCTAACGCTGCGCACAAAGTAGTAAGCGCGGTAGGCGATGCGATTTCATCAGCGTGGGACTCTGTAACTTCATTTGTAAGTGGACACGGTGGAGGTAGTGGTTTAGGTAAAGGTTTAGCGGTATCACAAGCTAAAGTAATGGCTACTAGCTTCGGTAAAACATTTACAAGTGAGCTAGGTTCAACGTTAACAGATGGCTTCAACGATAGTTTGACACCAAGTGTTGACGGCCATATGACAAATGATGTGCAACATAGCATGAAAGAAAATAATAGACCTATTGTTAATGTAACTGTTAGAAACGAGGGCGATCTAAACATGATTAAATCTCACATTGACGATATGGATGCAAAAGATGGTAGTTTCAACTTAATGTAAGGGAGGTTTGTTTATTGATAGCCCATGATGTAGAAATTATTAAAAATGGTGTGAAGTACCGAGTCAGTGACAACCCTCACACTTACAAACACTTAAGAGTGCTTGATTACAATGTTATCGGTTCAGGTTACAAAAGGAATTATTCGCCTTTAGATGGTGTTGATGGACGTTTTCACAATTACGCTAAAGAAGAATATAAAAAAGTTGAATTAAGATTGAGATATGAAGTACCTAAAATTGCTTATGCCTCACATCTTAAATCAGACATTCAAACATTGTTTTATGGTCGCTTTTACCTAAGAGAATTGGCAACGCCGGATAACACTATCAAATTTGAAAATATGTTCGAACCACTAGAACAAGAATTTGAATTAGATTATGTTGACGGTAGACAACTATTCGTTGGATTAGTTAGCGAAGTATCTTTTGACACAACTAAGACATCAGGAGAAATCACGTTGACCTTTGAGACAACAGAATTGCCGTTCTTTGAAAGTATCGGCTATAGCACTGATTTAGAAAGCGATAACGATTTAGAAAAATGGTCGGTTCTGGACAGAATAGCACTAAATGAAAATGATAGAAGTAGACAAATGACATTCTATAATACGAGTTCTGGAGATGTTTATTACAACGGAGATGTGGCATTAACACAATTCAACCAATTCAATGTAGTTGAAATTGAATTAGCTGAAGATGTTAAAGCTGATGATAAAGACGGTTTCACTTTCTATATGGATAAAGGAAACATCTCAGTAATTAAAGATGTCGATTTAAAAGCAGGCGATAAAATCATTTTTGATAACAAGCACACATATAGAGGCAATTTAAATATTGACCTATACAACAAGACGTTAGAACAACCGGTGTTGTATCCCGGTTGGAATCATTTTAAAGCCAACAGACTTATGAAAAAGATAGTCTTTAGACACAAATTATATTACAGATAAGGAGTAGCATATGCCGGTATTATTAAAAAGTTTGCAAGGCGTCGGTCATGCGATTCATGTTAATACAAAATTAAACGAAAAATTGAACGAAGATAGCACGTTAGACATTGATATGATAGAAAATGCCAGCACTTTCGACGCAATCGGCGCTATTACAAAGATGTGGACTATCACAAATATAAAAGGGGAAGATGACCTCAACGAATATGTAATAGTAATGCTTGATAAATCAACGATTGGAAACAAAATCAAACTTAGTATCAAAGCGAGACAAAAAGAATTAGATGATCTAAACAATTCTAGGATTTACCAAGAATATAACGAAAGTTTCACAGGCGTAGAGTTTTTTAACACTGTATTTAAAGGAACTAGTTATAAGTACGTATTGCACACTAAGGTTGACGCATCAAAGTTCGAGGGATTAGGCAAAGGAGACACAAGACTTGAGATATTCAAAAAAGGACTTGAACGCTATCATCTCGAATATGAGTACGACGCTAAGACAAAAACATTTCACTTGTATGACGAATTATCTAAAGTAGCAGGTTACTACATCAAATCAGGTGTAAATGCTGATAATGTCAAGATTCAAGAAGATGCTTCTAAATGCTACACATATATAAGAGGTTATGGCGACTTTGACGGTCAACAAACTTTTACAGAGGCTGGATTACAATTCGAATTCACACACCCATTAGCACAACTGATTGGGAAAAGGGAAGCGCCTCCGTTAATAGATGGACGTATAAAAAAAGAGGATGTTTTGAAAAAATCAATGGAGCTAGTGATAAAGAAAAGTGTCACTGCTTCTATTTCTTTGGACTTCGTAGCACAGCCTGAGCATTTTCCAGAGGCTAACCCTAGAATTGGCGATGTCGTAAGAGTGGCCGAACCAACTATAGGCTATAACGACTTAGTAAGAATAGTCGAGATTACTACACATAGAGATGCATATAACAACATCATCAAACAAGATGTAGTATTAGGCGATTTTACAATGCGTGACAGATATAGAAAAGCTATCCATGAAGCTACGAACTATGTTAAGAATGTAAAAACAACTAAGTCAGACCCAGCTAAGTACTTGAGAGAACTAAACGCTAAAGTTAACGCTAGTTTATCTATAAATAACGAATTAGTTAAGCAGAATGAAAAAATAAACGCAAAAGTCGATAAGATGAGTACTAAAACAGTTACAACTGCGAATGGCACGATCATGTACGACTTTACGAGTCAATCAAGTATAAGAAATATCAAATCTATTGGAACGATTGGCGATTCTGTAGCTAGAGGGTCGCATGCAAAAACTAATTTCACAGAAATGTTAGGCAAGAAATTAAAAGCGAAAACGACCAACCTTGCAAAAGGTGGCGCAACTATGGCAACTGTTACAGATACAAACAACGTTGAAAATAGTATTTATAGGCAAGCGGAACAAATAAGAGGCGACTTAATCATATTACAAGGCACTGATGATGACTGGTTACACGATTATTGGGCAGGCGTACCGATAGGCATTGATAAAACGGACACTAAAACGTTTTATGGTGCCTTTTGTTCTGCGATTGAAGTTATACGAAAAAATAACCCGGACTCAAAAATACTAGTGATGACAGCTACAAGACAATGTCCTATGCGTGGTACAACGATACGCCGTAAAGACACGGACAAAAACAAGCTAGGGTTAACACTTGAGGACTATGTAAACGCTCAAATATTAGCTTGTAGTGAGTTAGATGTGCCAGTGTTTGACGCATATCACACAGATTACTTTAAGCCATACAATCCAGCTTTTAGGAAAGCGAGCATGGAGGACGGCTTACACCCTAACGAAAAAGGTCACGAGGTTATTATGTACGAGTTAATCAAGGATTATTACAGTTTTTACGACTAAAGGAGGCAACCAATGGCTTACGGATTAATAACAAGTTTGCATTCTATCACTGGCGAAAAAGTAGTTGCTCAGCATGAGTACAACTATCGATTACTTGATAATGGAATGAGTAAACTTGAAAAGATGTTTATATATCATCAAAAAGAAGAAATATATGCGCACACAGCTAACCAAATTAAATATTTGAATGGTAGTGTCTCAGACTTTTTAACATATTTAAACGGTCGATTTAGCAACATGGTACTAGGTCATAACGGCGACGGTATCAACGAAGTAAAAGACGCGCGTGTTGATAATACTGGTTATGATCATAAGACATTGCAAGATCGTTTGTATCATGATTATTCAACACTAGATGCTTTCACTAAAAAGGTTGAGAAAGCTGTAGATGAACACTATAAAGAATATCGAGCGACAGAATACCGATTCGAACCAAAAGAGCAAGAACCGGAATTCATCACAGATTTATCGCCATATACTAACGCAGTAATGCAATCATTTTGGGTAGACCCTAGAACGAAAATTATTTATATGACGCAAGCTCGTCCAGGTAATCATTACATGTTATCTAGATTGAAGCCCAACGGACAATTTATTGATAGATTGCTTGTTAAAAACGGCGGTCACGGTACACACAATGCGTATAGATACATTGATGGAGAATTATGGATTTATTCAGCTGTATTGGACAGTAACAAAAACAACAAGTTTGTACGTTTCCAATATAGAACTGGAGAAATAACTTATGGTAATGAAATGCAAGATGTCATGCCGAATATATTTAACGACAGATATACGTCAGCGATTTATAATCCGGTAGAAAATTTAATGATTTTTAGACGTGAATATAAACCCACTGAAAGACAACTTAAGAATTCGTTGAACTTTGTTGAGGTTAGAAGTGCTGACGATATTGATAAAGGTATAGACAAAGTATTGTATCAAATGGATATACCTATGGAATACACTTCAGATACACAACCTATGCAAGGTATCACTTATGATGCAGGTATCTTATATTGGTATACAGGTGATTCGAATACAGCCAACCCTAACTACTTACAAGGTTTCGATATAAAAACAAAAGAATTGTTATTTAAACGACGTATCGATATTGGCGGTGTGAATAATAACTTTAAAGGAGACTTCCAAGAAGCTGAGGGTCTAGATATGTATTACGATCTAGAAACAGGACGCAAAGCGCTTTTAATAGGGGTAACTATTGGACCTGGTAACAACAGACATCACTCAATTTATTCCATCGGCCAAAGAGGTGTTAACCAATTCTTAAAAAACATTGCACCTCAAGTATCGATGACTGATTCAGGCGGACGTGTTAAACCGTTACCAATACAGAACCCAGCATATCTAAGTGATATTACGGAAGTTGGTCATTACTATATCTATACGCAAGACACACAAAATGCGTTAGATTTCCCGTTACCGAAAGCGTTTAGAGATGCAGGTTGGTTCTTTGATGTACTGCCTGGACACTATAATGGTGCTCTAAGACAAGTACTTACCAGAAACAGCACAGGTAGAAATATGCTTAAATTCGAACGTGTCATTGACATTTTCAATAAGAAAAACAACGGAGCATGGAATTTCTGTCCGCAAAACGCCGGTTATTGGGAACATATCCCTAAGAATATTACAAAATTATCAGATTTAAAAATCGTTGGTTTAGATTTCTATATCACTACTGAAGAATCAAAACGATTTACTGATTTTCCTAAAGACTTTAAAGGTATTGCAGGTTGGATATTAGAAGTAAAATCGAATACACCAGGTAACACAACACAAGTATTAAGACGTAATAACTTCCCGTCAGCCCACCAATTCTTATTAAGAAACTTTGGTACTGGTGGCGTTGGTAAATGGAGTTTATTCGAAGGAAAGGTGGTTGAATAATGGTAGTAGATAATTTTTCGAAAGATGATAACTTAATCGAGTTACAAACAACATCACAATATAATCCGGTTATTGACACAAACATCAGTTTCTATGAATCAGATAGAGGAACTGGTGTTTTAAATTTTGCAGTAACTAAGAATAACAGACCGTTATCTATAAGTTCTGAACATGTTAAAACATCTATCGTGTTAAAAACCGATGATTATAACGTAGATAGAGGCGCTTATATTTCAGACGAATTAACGATAGTAGACGCAATTAATGGGCGTTTGCAGTATGTGATACCGAATGAATTTTTAAAACATTCAGGCAAGGTGCATGCTCAGGCATTCTTTACACAAAACGGGAGTAATAATGTTGTTGTTGAACGTCAATTTAGCTTCAATATTGAAAATGATTTAGTTAGTGGGTTTGATGGTATAACAAAGCTTGTTTATATCAAATCTATTCAAGATACTATCGAAGCTGTCGGTAAAGACTTTAACCAATTAAAGCAAAATATGGCTGATACACAAACGTTAATAGCAAAAGTGAATGATAGTGCGACAAAAGGCATTCAACAAATCGAAATCAAGCAAAACGAAGCTATACAAGCTATTACTGCGACGCAAACTAGTGCAACACAAGCTGTTACAGCTGAATTCGATAAAATAGTTGAAAAAGAGCAAGCGATTTTTGAACGTGTTAACGAAGTTGAACAACAAATCAATGGCGCTGACCTTGTTAAAGGTAATTCAACAACAAATTGGCAAAAGTCTAAACTTACAGATGATTACGGTAAAGCAATTGAATCGTCTGAGCAGTCCATAGATAGCGTTTTAAGCACAGTTAACACATCTAGGATTATTCATATCACTAGCGCGACAGATGCGCCCTCATTTAAAGATATAGGTACTGTCGATACACCTAAAGAAGATGGCGTTGACGATGGTTCAGATATTCCGGTAGCTCCTAACACTTTAGGAAAATCAGGCGTGTTAGTTGTCTATGTTGTTGATGATAGTACGGCACGTGCAACATGGTATCCAGATGATTCAAACGACGAATATACAAAATATAAAATTAGTGGCACATGGTACCCGTTTTATAAAAAAAATGACGGCGATTTAACTAAGCAATTCGTCGAAGAAACATCAAACAACGCTTTAAATCAAGCCAAGCAGTATGTAGATGATAAATTCGGAACAACGAGTTGGCAACAACATAAGTTAACTGAGCCTAACGGCCAATCAATACAAGTTAACTTGAATAATGCACAAGGCGATTTGGGTTATCTAACTGCAGGTAATTACTATGCAACAAGAGTGCCGGATTTACCAAGTGGCGTTGAAAGTTATGAGGGTTATTTATCTGTATTCGTTAAAGACGATACAAACAAGCTATTTAACTTCACGCCTTATAACTCTAAAAAGATTTACACACGATCAATCACAAACGGCAGACTTGAGCAACAGTGGACAGTTCCTAATGAACATAAGTCAACGGTATTGTTCGACGGTGGAGCAAATGGTGTAGGTACAACAATCAATCTAACCGAACCGTACACAAACTATTCTATTTTGTTGGTAAGTGGAACTTATCCAGGTGGCGTTATTGAGGGATTCGGACTAACCGCATTACCTAACGCGATTCAATTGAGTAAAGCCAATGTAGTTGACTCAGACGGCAACGGTGGCGGTATTTATGAGTGCTTACTATCCAAAACAAGTAGCACTACTTTAAGAATAGATAACGATGTCTACTTTGATTTAGGTAAAACATCAGGTTCTGGAGCGAATGCCAACAAAGTTACTATAACTAAAATTATGGGGTGGAAATAATGAAAATCACAGTAAATGATAAAAACGAAGTTATCGGATACGTTAATACTGGCGGTTTACGCAATAGTTTAGATGTAGACGATAACAATGTGCCTATCAAATTCAAAGAAGAGTTCGAACCTAGAAAGTTCGTTTTCACTAACGGCGAAATTAAATACAATAGCAATTTCGAAAAAGAAGACGTACCGAATGCATCAAACCAACAAAGTGAATCAGATTTGAGTGATGAAGAACTTCGCGGAATGGTTGCAAGTATGCAAATGCAGGTGACGCAAGTAAACATTTTGGCGATGGAATTAAAGCAACAAAACGCTATGTTAACACAACAGTTGACTGAACTAAAAGCTGGTAAAACAAATACAGAGGAGGACGTTTAAATGGAGAAAATTAAGATGATTTATCCAACTTTCAAGGACATTAAAACTTTTTATGTGTGGGGTTGCTATAAAAATGAGCAAATTAAGTGGTACGTAGACATGGGTGTAATCGACAAAGAAGAATATGCATTGATCACTGGTGAAAAATATCCAGAGGCAAAAGATGAAAAGTCACAGGTGTAATGCTTGAGGCTTTTTAATTTAACACAAAGTAGGTGGCGTAATGTTTGGATTTACCAAACGGCACGAACAAGATTGGCGTTTAACGCGATTAGAAGAAAATGATAAGACTATGTTTGAAAAATTCGACAGAATAGAAGACAGTCTGAGAACGCAAGAAAAAATTTATGACAAGTTAGATAGAAATTTCGAAGAACTAAGGCGTGACAAAGAAGAAGATGAAAAAAATAAAGAGAAAAATGCTAAAAATATTAGAGACATCAAGATGTGGATTCTAGGATTAATAGGGACGATTCTAAGTACATTTGTTATAGCCTTGTTAAAAACTATTTTTGGCATTTAAAGGAGGTGATTACCATGCTTAAGGGAATTTTAGGATATAGCTTTTGGTCGTGTTTCTGGTTTAGTAAGTGTAAGTAATAGTTAAGAGTCAGTGCTTCGGCACTGGCTTTTTATTTTGATTGAAATGAGGTGCATACATGGGATTACCTAATCCAAAGACTAGAAAGCCTACAGCTAGTGAAGTGGTGGAGTGGGCAAAGTCGAATATTGGTAAGAGGATTAATATAGATAATTATCGGGGCAGTCAATGTTGGGATACACCTAACTTTATTTTTAAAAGATATTGGGGTTTTGTAACATGGGGCAATGCTAAGGATATGGCTAATTACAGATATCCTAAGGGTTTCCGATTCTATCGTTATTCATTTGGATTTGTACCGGAACCCGGAGACATAGCAGTTTGGCACCCTGGCAACGGAATAGGTTCGGACGGACACACCGCAATAGTAGTAGGACCATCTAATAAAAGTTATTTTTATAGCGTTGACCAAAACTGGGTTAATTCTAATAGTTGGACAGGTTCTCCAGGAAGATTAGTAAGACACCCTTATGTAAGTGTTACAGGCTTTGTTAGGCCTCCATACTCAAAAGATACTAGCAAACCTAGTAGTACTGATACAAGTTCAGCATCAAAAGCCAATGACTCAACAATTACTGGTGAAGCGAAGAAACCGCAATTTAAAGAAGTTAAAACAGTAAAATACACTGCTTACAGCAATGTTTTAGATAAAGAAGAGCACTTCATTGATCATATAGTTGTAATGGGTGATGAACGCTCAGATATTCAAGGATTATATATAAAAGAATCAATGCATATGCGTTCTGTAGACGAACTGTATACGCAAAGAAATAAGTTTATAAGCGATTATGAAATACCGCATTTATATGTCGATAGAGAGGCTACATGGCTTGCTAGACCAACCAATTTTGATGACCCGCGTCACCCTAATTGGCTAGTTATTGAAGTATGTGGTGGTCAAACAGATAGTAAGCGTCAATTCTTAATGAACCAAATACAAGCTTTAATACGGGGTGTATGGTTGTTGTCAGGAATAGATAAAGAATTATCTGAAACGACGTTAAAGGTAGACCCTAATATTTGGCGTAGTATGAAAGATTTAATTAATTACGACTTGATTAAGCAAGGTATACCGGATAACGCAAAGTATGAGCAAGTCAAAAAGAAAATGCTTGAAATGTACATTAAACGAGATATATTGACGCGAGAAAATATTAAAGAAGTAACGACAAAAACATCAATAAGAATTAGTGATAAAACATCAGTTGACAGTGCGTCCACACGAGGCCCTACTTCATCAGACAAAAAACCAAGCATCGTTACTGAAAAAAGTCCGTTCACGTTCCAGCAAGCACTGGATAGACAAATGTCTAGGGGTAACCCGAAAAAATCTCATACATGGGGCTGGGCTAATGCAACACGAGCACAAACGAGCTCGGCAATGAATGTTAAGCGAATATGGGAAAGTAACACGCAATGCTACCAAATGCTTAATTTAGGAAAGTATCAAGGCATTTCAGTTAGTGCGCTTAACAAAATACTTAAAGGAAAAGGAACGCTCGACGGACAAGGCAAAGCATTCGCGGAAGCTTGTAAGAAAAACAACATTAACGAAATTTATTTGATCGCGCACGCTTTCTTAGAAAGTGGATACGGAACAAGTAACTTCGCTAGTGGTAGATACGGTGCATATAATTACTTCGGTATTGGTGCATTCGACAACGACCCTGATTATGCAATGAAATTTGCTAAGAATAAAGGTTGGACAACTCCAGCAAAAGCAATCATGGGCGGTGCTAGCTTCGTAAGAAAGGATTACATCAACAAAGGGCAGAATACACTGTACAGAATCAGATGGAATCCTAAGAATCCAGCTACGCACCAATACGCTACTGCTATAGAGTGGTGCCAACATCAAGCTAGTACAATCGCTAAGCTATATAAACAAATCGGCTTAAAAGGTATCTACTTTATAAGAGATAAATATAAATAAAGAGGTGTATAAATGTACAAAATAAAAGATGTTGAAACGAGAATAAAAAATGATGGTGTTGACTTAGGTGACATTGGCTGTCGATTTTACACTGAAGATGAAAATACAGCATCTATAAGAATAGGTATCAATGACAAACAAGGTCGTATCGATCTAAAAGCACATGGCTTAACACCTAGATTACATTTGTTTATGGAAGATGGCTCTATATTCAAAAATGAGCCCCTTATTATCGACGATGTTGTAAAAGGGTTCCTTACCTACAAGATACCTAAAAAGGTTATCAAACACGCTGGTTATGTTCGCTGTAAGCTGTTTTTAGAGAAAGAAGAAGAAAAAATACATGTCGCAAACTTTTCTTTCAATATCGTTGATAGTGGCATTGAATCTGCTGTAGCAAAAGAAATCGATGTTAAATTGGTAGATGATGCTATTACGAGAATCTTAAAAGATAACGCGACAGATTTATTGAGCAAAGACTTTAAAGAGAAAATAGATAAAGATGTTATTTCTTACATCGAAAAGAATGAAAGTAGATTTAAAGGTGCGAAAGGTGATAAAGGCGAACCGGGACAACCTGGTGCAAAAGGTGAAGCAGGTAAAAAAGGAGAACAAGGCGCACCCGGTAAAAACGGTACTGTAGTATCAATCAATCCTGACACTAAAATGTGGCAAATTGACGGTAAAGATACAGATATCAAAGCAGAACCTGAGTTATTGGACAAAATCAATATCGCAAATGTTGAAGGGTTAGAAGATAAATTGCAAGAAGTTGAAAAAATCAAAGATACAACTCTTAACGACTCTAAAACGTATACGGATACAAAAATTGCTGAACTAGTTGATAGCGCGCCTGAATCTATGAACACATTAAGAGAATTAGCAGAAGCAATACAAAACAACTCTATTTCAGAAAGTGTATTGCAACAGATTGGCTCAAAAGTTAGTACAGAAGATTTTGAGGAATTCAAACAAACACTAAATGATTTATATGCTCCAAAAAATCATAATCATGACGAGCGGTATGTTTTGTCATCTCAAGCTTTTACTAAACAACAAGCGGATAGTTTATATCAACTAAAAAGCACATCTCAACCGACGGTTAAAATTTGGACAGGAACAGAAAATGAATATAACTATATATATCAAAAAGACCCTAATACACTTTACTTAATTAAGGGGTGATTTTTATGGAAGGTAATTTTAAAAATGTAAAGAAACTTATTTACGAAGGCGAAGAATATACAAAAGTATATGCTGGAAATATCCAAGTATGGAAAAAGCCTTCATCTTTTGTAATAAAACCCTTACCTAAAAATAAATATCCGGATAGCATAGAAGAATCAACAGCAAAATGGACAATAAATGGAGTTGAACCTAATAAAAGTTATCAGGTGACAATAGAAAATGTACGTAGCGGTATAATGAGGGTTTCGCAAACTAATTTAGGTTCAAGTGATTTAGGAATATCAGGAGTCAATAGCGGAGTTGCAAGTAAAAATATCAACTTTAGTAATCCTTCAGGGATGTTGTATGTCACTATAAGTGATGTTTATTCAGGATCTCCGACATTGACCATTGAATAATTTTAAACGACTAATTTTTTAGTCGTTTTTTATTTTGGATAAAAGGAGCAAACAAATGTATATTAACTGGAAATTGAGATTTAAAAATAAAGCAGTATTAACAGGTTTAGTTGGTGCATTGTTGTTATTTATCAAACAAATCACAGATTTATTCGGATTCGATTTATCAACTCAATTAAATCAAGCCAGCGCGATTATAGGTGCTATCCTCACGCTACTTACAGGGATTGGCGTTATTACTGACCCAACGTCAAAAGGTGTTGCTGATTCATCAATAGCACAGACATATCAAGCACCTAGAGATAGTAGCAAAGAAGAACAACAAGTCACTTGGAAAACTTCACAAGATACTAGCTTAACACCGGAATTAAGTACAAAAGCACCGAAAGAGTACGACACATCACAACCATTTACAGACACCTCTAATGAAATCGGTTTTGACGTGAACGAGTATCATCACGGAGGTGGCGACAATGCAAGCAAAATTGACTAAAAAAGAGTTTATAGAGTGGTTGAAAACTTCTGAGGGAAAACAATTTAATATCGACCTTTGGTATGCATTTCAATGCTTTGATTATGCTAATGCTGGTTGGAAAACTTTGTTTGGATTACTCCTAAAAGGTGTAGGCGCAAAAGATATTCCGTTCGCTAACAACTTCGACGGATTAGCTACTGTATACCAAAATACACCGGACTTCTTAGCACAACCTGGCGACATGGTGGTATTCGGTAGCAACTACGGTGCTGGATATGGTCACGTTGCATGGGTAATTGAAGCAACTTTAGATTACATCATTGTATATGAGCAGAATTGGCTAGGCGGTGGCTGGACTGACGGAATCGAACAACCCGGCTGGGGTTGGGAAAAAGTTACAAGACGACAACATGCTTATGATTTCCCTATGTGGTTTATCCGTCCGAATTTTAAAAGTGAGACAGCGCCACGATCAGTTCAATCTCCTACACAAGCACCTAAAAAAGAAACAGCTAAGCCACAACCTAAAGCAGTAGAACTTAAAATCATCAAAGATGTGGTTAAAGGTTATGACCTACCTAAGCGTGGTAGTAACCCTAAAGGTATAGTTATACACAACGACGCAGGGAGCAAAGGGGCGACTGCTGAAGCATATCGTAACGGATTAGTAAATGCACCTTTATCAAGATTAGAAGCGGGCATTGCGCATAGTTACGTATCAGGCAACACAGTTTGGCAAGCCTTAGATGAATCACAAGTAGGTTGGCATACCGCTAATCAAATAGGTAATAAATATTATTACGGTATTGAAGTATGTCAATCAATGGGCGCAGATAACGCGACATTCTTAAAAAATGAACAGGCAACTTTCCAAGAATGCGCTAGATTGTTGAAAAAATGGGGATTACCAGCAAACAGAAATACAATCAGATTGCACAATGAATTTACTTCAACATCATGCCCTCATAGAAGTTCGGTTTTACACACTGGTTTTGACCCAGTAACTCGCGGTCTATTGCCAGAAGACAAGCGGTTGCAACTTAAAGACTACTTTATCAAGCAGATTAGGGCGTACATGGATGGTAAAATACCGGTTGCCACTGTCTCTAATGAGTCAAGCGCTTCAAGTAATACAGTTAAACCAGTTGCGAGTGCATGGAAACGTAATAAATATGGTACTTACTACATGGAAGAAAGTGCTAGATTCACAAACGGTAATCAACCAATCACTGTAAGAAAAATAGGACCATTCTTATCATGCCCGGTAGCTTACCAATTCCAACCTGGTGGATATTGTGATTATACAGAAGTGATGTTACAAGATGGTCATGTTTGGGTAGGATATACATGGGAGGGGCAACGTTATTACTTGCCTATTAGAACATGGAATGGTTCTGCCCCACCTAATCAGATATTAGGTGACTTATGGGGAGAAATCAGTTAGAATGACATAGTCATGTCTATTTGAGCAGGTGCGTTACATACCTGCTTTCTATTTACATTTAAAGATAAAATGTGCTATTATTTTACTAGAACTTTTTAACATTTCTCTCAAGATTTAAATGTAGATAACAGGCAGGTACTACGGTACTTGCCTATTTTTTTTATGCAAATTTAAAAAAACACTTGCTTAATAAACAATTGTTTAGTATAATTATATTTGTAGGTTAGTTGATGACTTACAAATTATGTGTAAGGAGGTGAAAAGCCTCATGCTAGACATAATAAAAACACTTCTAGAACATCAAGTATTGGCAGTACTGATAATTCCAGAAGTGTTAAAACAACTTAGAGAATGGCATCTCGGCTACCTAGACCGAAAGCCAAACAACAAAGATTAACATTATGCTTGGAGCCTGATGGCTCCTCCTTACACTTATATAATATAATATTATTTGGAGGTTTTCAATTATGACAGAACAAATGTATTTAATATTGTTTTTATTAAGCCTACCATTGTTATTATTTATCGGGAGAAAAACACATTTTTATTGTTTAGATAAAAAGAATGGACGTAGATAATATGAGTGATTATAAATTAAAAATAATTGAATTGATCAAAAGTGATATAACAGGTTACCAAATTCACAAACAAACTGGCGTAGCGCAATATGTAATTTCACAATTAAGGCAAGGAAAGCGCGAAGTAGATAACTTAACTTTAAATACAACTGAAAAACTATACAGTTACGCACGACAAGTGTTATAATATAAATGTGAAATGGTCATTCTTGAAATGACTCGGTCGCTACTGGCACAGACCGTTTAAAGTGTCACCACAACATGAACTGAGAATTCATATGACGTTGCTGACGAGCGACAAAGCTCTGTGTTCCTGGATGGGAGTAAGTTTGTGTGGTGGTGCATAACAAGTCGCTGAAATATTTGCGACATAATAAAGCATATTATCGGTTTTATTAAGTGCTAAAGGCACATCTTAACCACCCATACTAGTTACTGGGTGGTTGTTTTTTATGTTATATTATAAATGATCAAACCACACCACCTATTAATTTAGGAGTGTGGTTATTTTAATATGTGAAGCTAAAATAACTACAAATGATACCATTTTTGATACCAAAAAATAATAACCTCAAAATTTCGAGAGAAATAACTTCATTTTAAATCGCATTAAATCAATGTTTCTATAAAAATAAGTCCTTAAAAATTAGTTTTTTCAATCGAAATGGAAGGTAGTATTGGATAGCTTTAAACCGCGTTGTTAAGCTATTCATAACTACCGAAAATGGTTATTGATACCATTTTGATACTGAATATAACAAAAAGCCACATTTATGTGGCTTTTTTGGTTTTATAACTAAATCGGATTGATAGATAAGCTTTGTACTTATTTATCAGTTCGATTTTTTGATTGATGTAAAAAATCATTGATGGTGGATAAAGCGACAACACAAATACAACATGATTGTGGCATTAGAGTGATGGTCTTTATTAAATTAATTGAAAACTACATCAAATATTCTTTAAAGATAATTCGATAATAGTTCGATTAAGTTTCGATGTATAAGTGAGTTAAAATAAGAAAACTATTAATAATATTAAGTTCACTACAGATGTTGCTAATGGACCGTAAGTTTTAAAGACATCTTTACTTTTATAACCAACAATCGCATCTAAAAATTGAACTAAAATCATTGCAATGGATATAGTTATCAAAAATATAGCACTATGAATGACTAAAGAAAAAACAGCTAATAAAAATAAAGGTAAGCTTCGACTAAGTGCATAATAAGCATTTATATTATGGCTAGATGCACATGCTCGAATTGAATAACCTAAACTTACACTGGCACTAATGATTGTAAATATTGCTAAAACAAAATACATGTTAATCCTTCTTTCTTTATCGAGAATTTTAAATAAGTTTACTTAAAAGTAAAATTCATACTGTCTTCAATAATCATCTCTAGTATAACTTTATTCAAAGTTAATGACTATCATGTGGATTCTTTTTAAATAATTCCACAAGTTTTTATACTACATTCAGATTAAAGCACTAAACCTCGTCATATTAGAATCTTTTGTAAAAGGCATTTTAGTTACTATTAATAAAAGTATTATATATAATGAATTTTATATGGTTTATTAAACTAGAACGTCGGGAATTAAGTAACTACAACAAAAATAAGATATGACAATAAGGAGACGACACACGTGATCATTGCCATAATTATATTGATATTTATTTCGTTTTTCTTTTCAGGAAGTGAGACTGCATTAACAGCTGCAAATAAAACCAAATTTAAAACAGAAGCTGACAAAGGTGATAAAAAAGCGAAAGGCATAGTAAGGTTACTAGAAAAACCAAGTGAGTTCATTACAACAATTTTAATAGGGAATAATGTCGCAAATATATTGCTACCAACACTTGTAACTATTATGGCATTACGCTGGGGCATCAGTGTTGGAATTGCATCAGCTGTCTTAACTGTTATTATCATTTTGATTTCTGAAGTGATTCCAAAGTCTGTAGCAGCAACATTTCCGGACAAAATAACGAGACTTGTATATCCGGTTATCAATATTTGTGTGTTTGTATTTCGTCCAATTACACTACTTTTAAATAAATTAACAGACAGTATTAATCGAAGTTTATCAAAAGGACAACCACAAGAGCATCAATTCTCTAAAGAAGAGTTTAAAACGATGTTAGCAATTGCAGGGCACGAAGGTGCTTTAAATGAAATTGAGACAAATAGACTAAAAGGTGTTATTAATTTTGAAAATTTAAAAGTTAAAGATGTCGACACAACACCAAGAGTTAATGTGACTGCATTTGCATCAAATGCGACATATGAAGAAGTTTATGAAACGGTTATGAATAAACCTTACACAAGATATCCGGTGTATGAAGGTGATATAGATAACATCATTGGCGTGTTTCATTCTAAATATTTATTAGCTTGGAGTAATAATAAAGAAAATCAAATTACAAACTATTCAGCTAAACCATTATTTGTGAATGAACATAACAAAGCGGAGTGGGTATTACGTAAGATGACAATTTCTAGAAAACATTTAGCTATTGTATTAGACGAATTTGGTGGAACTGAAGCGATTGTGTCACATGAGGATTTAATTGAAGAATTGTTAGGTATGGAAATTGAGGACGAGATGGATAAAAAAGAAAAAGAAAAACTTTCTCGACAACAAATACAATACCAACAGCGAAAAAAACGTAACATTTCAATCTAA